TTGGGTGTCGTAAAGGCTCTTTGTGGTGTGGCAATATGGTTCTACGCTACAAATATAGTAAGAAATTGGCGTATGATGCTCATTGAGAATACCACGATGTGGAAGGTGGCAGGCTTCGTCTACTACGTATTAACCTTAAAGGTAGTAGATAAAATACCTTTCCTGAACGAGTATTTAAAGAGTACCAACAGCAAGGCAGATAGCGACAAAGCAGATATTTTATAGTTTCATAATAAAAAAAAGAAGAAAATAAAAATGAAAAATTTAAGCAGTAGTAATATCTTATTAGCCTTAGTAGGCTTACTTATATCGTTCTTTATAACGATTAGTTCTTCAAAAGCAGACGCACCAACCATAAATGTATGCGCCTATTCTCTAATAGTAGTGAGCGTTGTCAGCTTTATGGTAGAAGCGTTTCGTCTACTCATTAAGGAGGGCGCACGTTGGCAGTGGACACGCATCGTGTCGTGGCTAACAGGCGGTATCGTAGGCACTATGTTAGGACTTTTACTTTCATAATTTTGTTTTGTATAATTATTTATTGTTTTATTTCAGGCTGCTGCCAGTTCGAGATGAATAGGCACAGCTGCTTTTTAAACACACAAACACAATGGAAACAGTATTATTAGGACAGGGCGGAGAACACCAAGACGGTGTTGTTCGCATCAATTACAAGAGCGACTTTCCTCTCGAAGTGAAAGTAGTTAGAAATGGCGTAGCAGAGAACTTTCCTGATGCCGATTTTACATTGACGGCAAAGACAGAGGGAGGTTTCACTGTGTACAAGGCAGAGCGCAAAGCAGGCGTATATAGCCATTGCAAGCGAGACGGAGAACGGCTGATAATGTTCTTCGACAATCACGGACTTGCCAAAGGCAGGCTTATAGTGTCAGCTGTTATAAATCACCCCGATGCCGACTACACCGAAGATGGTATCAGACAAGAGAACCTAACTACCACAACCAACATAGAGCTTGTGGAGGATAACGGAGATGCGCTACAATTGCAATTACCCGAGCCTCTTGTGATAGAGAAAGTGGTAGAAAAGATTGTGGAGAAAGAAACCGACCACTACACCGACCTACAGAAGAAAGCAGCAGCGTGGGTGGCAGGGTTAGACACAAGCAATGACCCTGCACGTCCTTTAATTTTGGATTACTTCTTAAAGAATATAACCGAAATAGATAGTTTGATAACAACTTTTCAGGGTGGTTATATGAACGGAGCAAATGAAACAGACCCCGATTTTAACGAGAAGTTAGAACTTGCAAAGGTTTGCTTCAGTACCCCTTATTTAACACCTACGGGAGTAAGCTGCTTTGAGGGTATGAATGCTCCACATTTAGACTTAGATTTATTTTCTATGGGACAATGCGATATATCAAGTTCATTTAATAATACCATAGTAAACACTATAACTATAACTGCGCAAGGATTTTTTGCTGGATATGGCATTCCTGAGAACGACCAAGATGCGATTCTCCAAAGCGCATCTAAATTATTCGTAGAATGCGTTGCTAAAAAGGTAAGAATTACCAAGAGTATCATGTCAAACAAAAATGTTTACTATTATTTAGCAACTATTAAAGATAGCAAGGTGGAGTGTTTCGAGTTCGAGGAAAATAGAAAAGAATACGCCTTAGATATTAACATCGTTGCCGAAAAGATACTACCCGATGTATCGCAAGATGAGCATAAACCAAAGCTAATATTTAGGAATGTAGTTGGTACAGTAAACGAAGAGTTAAAACAGAAGATACTTGCCAAAGGTTATCCATCAGTAGAGTTCTACGAGGGAGAGAATAAGGTGTTATAATGTAAATGGGGTATTCGGCTTAACAAGGTCGAATACCCCATTTTAAAATATATACAATTAAAACGGACTTTGCGAACGTCGCACACGTCCACTCCGCCTGTTTATAGTAGCCGTAATCTTGTCTGTTATATCTTCCAACCTTTGCGCCCACAGTACTTTATTTTCAGGCATTGTAATGCCTACCCAATCACTTAGCACGCTACAAATCAAATATTCGTGTATAAGATGAACCAAATATTCTAAAGACGTGCGAGAGAACGTTGTAGGCACTTTCATATCTATAATGTAGTTCTTAGGGTCTGCAAATGCATCGTCCAAATGCTCACCACCTACAATATCTGTGTGTGTATAAGCATACAGCAGCTCTATGCACTCCTGATGAGCCAATCGCAGAACACGTAATACCCTATCCAAGTTTTCGTCCTGCACAATATCCTTAAGCTCTTGCTTTGCGTTTGTATTGTCCGAAGCAGATACTTCGCTTTGCACCCAGCTATTGTTACTAATGTCGTGCAACAGCTCATCACGCTTAAACAGCAGGCTTACTTGTAACTGTTCTCTGTCGCTTGCCAACTTTGTAAACTGACAATACCCACCATCACATTTTAATTCCATATATTAACCTCCTTTATATTAAAACCTTGTGCCACGTCTATGGCGAGTGCGTTTGCTCATAGCCTCGTAAATCTGTGGCAACAGACCCTCCGCCATCTTGTAATAGGCATTTGCTTCGTCCGCATTTGTCTTTAGATACCAATTACCAATAGCATAATTCACAATATAGTCGTGCAAACCAGCTGAAATGAAGTCTATAGAAGACACACTAAAGTTATATGGCATACTAAAAACAAATACATATCCTTTGTCTACAGAACGCTTAACATCGTTCTTAAGACTGTTGTTTATTTCCTCCACTTCCTCATAGTTATATATATACTTGCCTAAATGAGTGCGTAGCTTTGCAATAGCACTCTGTATGCTTCTATACAGTTCGTTCTCACATTCCTCCGAACTATCTGTGATTGCATCGGCTGCTTCCTCATACTTGTCTCCACTCATAGCCGTACGATTTGCAAGATATGTCTTTGTGGCTATGTCATAGAACAGCTCACCAATCTTTATTGTAATTTTAATTTCTGTCTTTGCCATATTCTTTGTTATTCAAAATTAGCTTTTGTAGGTGCAAACTTCATACACAGCTTGCGTCTTATGCCCTTTATAAAGTCATTGTAGTTTGCAAAGTAATATTCGCAACGTTCCTTGTCTGTCAATTCAAACCACTTGCACAGAATGAAATTCACAAAACAACTAAACAAATCCTTTTGCAATACTGTCTTCCTTTGTGCTACATCGCTCAAAGGCTGTATTATAAATGTGGCATCGTTACTTTTATCGTTTGACACAATATCCTTTATAAAGCGTTGCAACTCGCCAGCCACCTTTCCACAACAGTCCTCCCAATACCTATCCAATAGTTCATTATCACTATCCGTAATAGCTATGCGAGTATAAGTATCCGCTTGTCCGTCCTGCTCTTTAAAGCTCTTTGCGCCAACGTAGCCACTAATCCTCGCCACTTCGTTGTAAACGTCTTTCCTCTTTATATCTAATTCAATATTTGTTATCATACCTGCAAACTTAATTATAATACCTTTTAATCATTAGTTATTCATTAACGCAACTGATTATTAAACCTGCCACGCAACGATACACTTGCATTGCTCAAACTTTGCGACGTTGTAAGGCTGCCAAAGCCTACAATGCGAAAGTATTTGTAAGGCGACCCACTAAAGCCACGCAGATAGTGATTTTCAGAGGACCACACTATATTCCAGCTGTTAAGGTCTACAGAACCGTACAGCACCATTTTAACGCTACCATCATTAAAGTGTCCACGCTGAATGATACTCTCAACAGTCTTTAATACGTCAGGCACACCAAATTTTAGCGGACGTGTAACAAATAGAAATTTTGCATCGTTCCTATTCTCATATTCTGAAAGGTCTATTAAGCTACCATCGCTACACATAGTCAATGCCTGTGGGTATGAATTAACACCGTGAGTAATAGAACTCGTCATCATACCCCACATCTTCGTACGGAGCGAATATACATACGCATACGCCTTTGTGGGATTGTACAGCACAATACGTTGATGTGTGTAATCGAACACCATTCCACTATCTTGTATGTACTGTTTAAAAGGTATATAATCAAAGTGTTTATCTAACAGACCTGCCAACTTTATAATTTCAGATCCAAAGCGCAAAGAACCCATATTAAACGCATCTTCGCTCTCTAATACTTCTGTAATGCAGGTACTTTGAGAACCCGACAACATCATAACTCCTCGTGTCGTTGCAAACAGCACAGCACTATCTACTTGTGTTATGCTATCATTATCCACACACACGTCCCTTGTAATGGGCTGGCGTGCCGAATAAGCACCATTGGACATAACTTCCAAAGCCCACACGCCATCAGATGTGAAAGCATACAATGGAAACTGTCCAAACTGACCTTCTGAAAGAGCCTTTGCAGCAGTGGAGATACCATATACTTCACCAACACCGACTGTGGTAATGCCTAAAATAGGAAATACAAAGGGGTTGTTCACCTTTGAAGTGTATATCTTGTTAGCTATATTTACAGTTCTATTGGCACTTGTTGATACGATAGGAATATTAACGCCATTAAAGGCTTCTGTATCTAACTCTTTCATATCGCCCAGCCGTCTAAAATTACCAAACCAAAATGCACCGTTAAGCCCTATATGACTTTCGAGCGGTAGTTCAAAGTAGCGTTCCTTGCTTGCATTCCATTCGCCAAATTCCCAGTCCCCTTGTATGCGAATGATAGCCTTATAGGCATTTGCGTTTGGATAATAGAAGTAATAGATAGGCACATTACAGAATATATCCTTTGTGTCGCTTTCAACCACTATGTTGCGCCCACCTTGTTTAACGTATACATACGCACGCACCTTGCTCATCTTCTGTTCTGCAGCTTCTATGCCGTCAGAGTTTACAGCCGTATTTACAGCCGATGGATTAAAGCCACTAAACAGCTTCTTTGAAAGCCCAGTAAGATTTAAGCGTTGGTTGTACACAAACGAATATTTTGCAGTAAGTCTATCGTGGCTGTCGTAATCGTCTGCCATCGTCTGTCTATTCACAAGAGCCTTAAGGAAGTACTCATCAATGTCTATCTTCTTTCTAACTCCCGATGTTAGTTCTTCTATGTTAATGCTTTTGAGGAGATAGAAATCACGGCACGTCTTTACATTCTCTAATACTGTTTTAAATGGTACTTTTGGAATTTCAATACTCGCCTTAAAACCAACGTCCGCATATTGCGCACCGTCAGGCACATTAAACTTCTTCTTATAAGCTGTAATCCAGCTCCAATCGCTATATTTACCCTCCGCCTGCACTTCTTTTAAGTTGCAAACAGATTTTACAGTGGTCATATCAGATGACAGAACAGGCGTTATATTTAAATACTCTATGTCGCCACTTTGTTTGTATGTATATATAGGAGCTGAAATGTATACATCAACCGACTTAACGATATCTTTCCAGGTTTTAAGCTTCTCAATTACGCTTGCATCATCTGTTACGATGTAGTCTAAATCGCATACCATTCCAAACACACGGTAGCTTATTTGTGTTGTGGAAAAGAACACCTTATCCCCTGCCTTATAAAAGTTCATACCCTCTTCCATACATATAGGGCTGCATTCTGTAGACGGTATCATTAATATAGGCGCAGAGTGTTTCGTTAAGCTGCCGTCATATAAACGGTAAGCATATCGTACAAAGAATGGGTAGATAAATTTGCCGTTGCGTTCGTAATTTTCTGCTATAAACTTATTCACATACCCCAACACGTAATCTGTTATCTCTTTCTTTTCACTATCCCTAATCTTCAGGCGCAGCGTGGACTTGCCATTTAATCTATCATTCAAGAAGCCACCCCATTCAGCTTTACTTACTCCTTTGTCAAAATTCACAATTGAAACGTCCAGCTTGTCGCTCTGTTTCAATTCTCCTTGCAAGCCAAAGAGAAGAGATACATCAGGTATTTCACTACCTAATATTTTATAAGCGTTCCTTTCGCTCTCCCATAAAAGATATCGCACGCCTGATGTTGTAAGTAGAATTAATGTGTTTCCAACAGAAGATATGCGATACAAGCCATCATCTTTTAAATCGCAAAGTTCGTGAATGTCCGTTCCATTGACAGACCAATACAAATGCCCTCCCCTGTATAAGTTAGACTTGCTCGCAACGATAGAACCATTAGACGCAGCATTATAACCAACATCAACTATAATATAGTTTGTATACTTATCTCCACGATGCACATATAGTACCGTACTATCCTTACTACCCAATTTAAGCACTGTCTTAGCCTCCTGAATGCCCGAAAGGCTAATATTACCACCTGCACTAACATTGTCAGGCAGCAAACCCATTACGGCAGCCAATTCGCCATCGCCACAGTCATAATCAGAACCTGCAGCCGTAAAGCCCTTATATTTTACCTCGTCAATCATACTCTGTCTTAATTTCAATTACAGTTGCGAAGATAGCACTAAACACACCCATTAGAATATTAAGTATTAATCCACAATATATATGTACACCATACAAAATGTTTTCTCTATAGAAAGAAGTCCCCACAGTGGAGATTGGAGAGACAAGACAACGTAGGCAAAAAGGGGAGCGAGAAATTAAGCTCCCTTTTTTCTATTAAAATCTATAGTAGAAAAACATATTCCCTATTTGTCGCACTTGCGTATAATTAACTGTTATACAACGCATTATGAGATAATAAATTTATTTTTTAAAACAACTTCCATATTTGTCGCATATCTTTGTAATTATCTGTTTATTAATATGTTACAAAGATATTAATTTGATTATAAAAAATGCTCCCTATTTGTCGCAGTTACTCGTCTTTTATAGTAAAACACCCTATTTTTTAAAAGTCTAATTTAACATTTAGTTTTGGCGCATTTTAAAACATATTCCCTATTTGTCGCTATTATATATAACAAGTTGATTATTAGTATATTATAAGTATTTAATTTAAAAACGCAAAATATATTCCCTATTTGTCGCAGTACCGTATAATTTTCTATACAACAGATAGTTATAAATGTATCAATATTTTGAGTTTTAAATGTTCCTTATTTGTCGCAATTTGCATTTTCAGTCTTTTTGTTTTAACAATTAATCTTTAAAGTCTTTATTTTTGTTTAATTCTATTTATTTTTCTTAACCCTCGCGCGCACGTGCGGTTAGGATAAAGCTATATATATAATATATTATATAAAAAGAAAAGAAAAAGAAAAGAAAAATATTATTATAATACGCACGAGAAAAAATTTTTCGTTTTTTCTATTTTTACATTCTTTCACAATTAAAAGAAAGAAAAACAAAGAAAAGAAAGAAACATTTCTTATGGTTGTTGTTTTAATTTTTCTTGCATCATTTCAAAATCTTTTCTTATGTCTGTGGCGAGAACTTTTGCGTACGTGCTTTCGGTTATTTTGATGGACGAGTGTCCGAGCATCTTTGAGATATGCTCCATCTTCACACCAAGCGATAAAGCCATAACAGCGTAAGTATGCCTCGCCCAGTGTGTGGAAATGGGTTTGTCTATCTTTGCATACGATGCAACGACTTTCAAATACTGATTGTACTTTCCGTTGCTTATGATAGGTAGTTTGTAGTTGTATTTCTTTAAAACCTGCATTGCCTTGTCGAGTATCATCACGAAATAATCCTCGTTTGTCTTTTGCCTTGTATCTCTGATAACATAGCAGCTTCCCTGTTTCTCCGTTTTCGAGAAGTCGAATTTCGCTAAGTCCCCGTATGAAAGACCTGTGTAACTCTGGAATATGAACAAGTCCCTGACACGCTCCACGGCTTTATCTATAATCGTACAGCTTTCTATCCGTTTCAGTTCGTCCATTGTCAGGTACTTTATGCCCTTAGACTTTCCACGCTCAATTTTTAGTTTGCTATATGGGTTGGCTGTTAAGTAATCGAACCTTATAGCCTCGTTGATGTATGCTTTCAGTCGCTTGTGGTAACCGTAGATGGTTGTCTGCAGGTAGTCCTTACCGTGCAGCCAGTCATCAAATCTTGCGATATTGGCTGTTGTTATGTCGGAGAAGTGTTCTATGTATTTAAACTCTTCGAGTGCCGCCAATAGAGTTCTGTGTACCCTCTTTGTACTTTCCCTAATGTCGCCACGGTCAAGCAGTCGTTCTGCAATGAACTCTATAAACGTCAGGCTGCTATCATTGGAACTTGTGCGTTTCATAAAACTTGTAAGCTCATCGAACGAGAAAGGAACGTTGCGTTGTATTCCGTCCTTTATGAAGTCCTGTACCTGCTTCAGCTGTGCGTCTAAAGTGTCGTTGTATTCAAAAGTGTGTGGCGAATTGACAACCTTGTATCGTTCGTCCCATTGGTCAGCGTACACTTTTATTCCTGTCGAGAACCATTTGCGTTTCCTTTCGTGCATAACTTCCAGCTGTACCAATCCTTTTTTGTCTTTCGTTGCAACGTGTTTTCTATCAAACACAAGTCTAACCATAGCGTATTTCATATAATTATTTGTTTTTTGGTATCACAGATGGTATCGCATAGGGTACAAAACTATAACCGTTATTGTCCGTTAATGTCCGTTATATCCCACTTAGCGTTAATCCTAATTTTATTATAACTTTCTGACTATCAGTTGCAAACTCCTCATTATCAATAAAATAGGAGAGTTATTAACTCCCCTATTCTGTGATCCGCATGGGG